CCGGCCAAGATGCTCGGCATCGAGGGGATGCAGACCGTGCTCCCGCAGGTGATGGAGCGCGCTGAGTACCCCGAGCGTATGCCGAGCGAGGAGACGCCAATCACCCGCCAGGTGCTCAAGTACGGTGCCCGCTTCGGCATCAGCTTCGAGGCCATGATCAACGACGACCTCGGTGCCCTGCGCGATCTGCCGCAGCGCCTGGTCGTCGCCGCGCGCCGCTCCGAGGCTCTCGCCGTGACCAACCTGTACTGCGGCACGACCGGCCCCGATGGCACGCTCTACGGCCACGGCAACGCCATCGCCAGCAACCCGGCGCTCTCCATCGCTGGCCTTGCCGCTGGCCTTGCGGAGTTCGCCACCCTGACCGACGTCGATGGCTTCCCGATCGTCGTGGACGCCGTCACGCTGGTCGTACCTCCGGCGCTCGAGATCACGGCGCAGAACATCCTCAACGCCACCGAACTCGAGGTCGCGACCGGAGGCGGCGCCTACAACGGCTACGACCAGATGCGGGTCCGCAACTGGATGAACGGCAAGCTCAACCTCGTCGTGGATCCCTACATCGGCATGGTCGCCTCGAGCAACGCCACGACCTCGTGGTTCCTCTTCGCCTCCACGTCGGCCGCACGGCCGGCGATGCAGGTGGACTACCTCGTCGGTCACGAGTCGCCGGAGCTGTTCGTCAAGACGCCGAACGCCTCGCGCGTCGGCGGCGGGACGGTGCCGGAGAGCTTCGAGTCGGACGAGCAGGAGTTCAAGGTCAGGCACATCTACGGCGCCACCGTCATCGACTGGCGGGCGACCGTGGCCAGCAATGGCTCAGGCTCCTGAGTGATCTGATGCCAAGGCATCCGCGCGACATAGTCCCGATCGACAACAAGGAGGACATCCTCCTCGCAATCTGGGACTCCATCGAGGCCATCCGCGTCGCCCTTGAGGCCGGCGCGGGTGGCCCTGCGCGGACCTCAGAGGAGCCTGCGGTCGCGGCGACACCGGAACCGTCCCCACCGGCCGCGGCTCCTCCGAAGGCCCCGCGCAAGAAGAAGACGACCACGCGCACGACAAAGAAGAAGACGACGACATGACCTGGAGCTACGACCCGACGACAGATGTAGGGAAGGTACGGCTGCGGATCAGTGACACCCAGGTCGCGCGGCCGATCATGGACAACGAGGACATCGAGGCGTTCCTCTCGATGGCCGGAGACTCCATCCCGCTCGCTGCGGCGATGGCGTGCGAGGCCATTGCCATGAACGAACTCCTCTGTCTCAAGGTCGTCAACCTCATGGGGGCGGTCATCACCGATGCCGCCTCTGCGGCCAAACAGTACCGCGCCTTGGCCGAGACGTTGCGCGCCGAGGCGGCGAACCCGCCCGTCGATGCCGACAGTCCCGGCTTCGTCTCCATCGAGATGGCCGACGACTTCCTCCAGCGCCGCGAGAAGTACGCGAAGACGGTCGAGGAGGAGTCCTACTGATGGCTCTGCGCCTCGCGGAGATCGGTGGCGCTCCCATGAGGGAGTGCCTCGACGGATTCTTCTCTTCTACCGTCACCATCCTGACGCCGACAGGGACGCAGGATGAATACGGCCAGGTAGTCGATGCTTGGGGGATCCTTGCCGAGCACGCCTCCCTGCCCTGTCTCATCGCCGGCGGTGACGTCTCCATCCGCATGAAGGCACAGGAGTTCCGCACCAGTCAAGTCACTTACGAGGTCGAGCGTCGGCGCCTGCTGCTCAAGGGCTACTACCCGACCATCGACCAGCAACACCGGGCTCGCTTCGAGAGTCGTGACTGGGCCATCATCGCAGTCGTTCACGACCCCAGCCATACCTGGACGGAGCTCGGCTGTCAGAGCATCGAGCCGGGGGCTATCTGATGGTCACCGCACAGGTCTTTGGCACCGAGGCGCTCATCGCCAAGTTCAAGGCCGCAGAGGCGGCCATTCCGGCCGCGAAGCCGTTCCACCTGCGGGCCTGCGGCGACGCCATCCAGAACAACATCCAGTTGGCGATCGCCGCCAAGCTCCAAATGCGAACGGGCAGGCTGTGGGACTCGGTGCGCGTCTTCGGTGAGACGAAGAACGGCATCAGCGTGGGCACCGGCAAGAACGTGCCCTACACGCAGGCGCTCGAGTTCGGCTCTCGCCCGCACGAGATCTGGGCGAGCGGGATCTCGGGCAGCACGCGCCAACACACCGAGGGCGACAGCTTCGTCTACTCCGCTCCCGGCGGCGCCTCCATGCTGCACTTCACCAACCGCTACGGTGAAGAGGTCTTCGCGCGCTACGTCAACCACCCCGGCAACCAGCCCTATCGCTTCGTCTACAGCGGTGCGATGGCTTCGTGGGGCGAGATCAGCATCCTCTGCATGAGCTATCTGCGCGAGGTCTTCGGAGTACCCCTGTGACGGATTTCCAGAGCACTTTGTTCAGTCACCTCATGGCCGACCTCGATCTCACGACTCTGATCGGCACGCGACTCTACCCTGGCTTCGCCCCTCAAGATGCGGAGCTTCCCTTCGTCATCTACTACGAGTTCGCCAACCCGATCGAGCAGGTATTCGGCAATGCCATCGCCCTGGAGCGGCCACGCATCCAGTACAGCGTCTACGGCCTGACGTTCGCTGACTGCCTCGATACCGTCGAGGCCCTCAAAGGCGCATTGGTGGCGTTCACGTCTCCCATCGTCTTCGAGGACGAGCGCGCCTATCACGATGTGACGACGTCCTTGTATCGGCGCGACCTTGACGCGAGGATCCCTCATGTCTGAGAACCGCGCCAAAGTGATCGCCGCCGCGCTCGCCGCTCATGCGGCGCTCGAGGCGCTGCTACTGGAGCTTACGGACGAAGTCAAAGGCGAGCAGGAGTCGCCGGCCTCGGCCCCGCCCGCGGACCCACCCCCGAGGCCGGCGTCACCCTGCCAGCACGAGAACCGCAAGGACATACGCAGCTTCGGAGAGACGGAGCACTGGGTGTGTCTCGGCTGCGGCTACGAGTATCGGAGGTAGCAGATGGCCAAACTCTATCGGGTGCGGGAGGGCTTCAGCTACCCATCCGACCCCGAGTCCCTGAAGAAGCAGAAGAGGATGCTCCACGAGCATGATCCCGAGGTGCGCGCCAAGCTCGCTGCAGAAGTGCGCTGGACGCACTCGAAGAAGGGCGAGAAGGTCACTCCCTACAACGAGGAGATCCTCAAGTCGTGGCTCGCCAACGACGCGGTCGAGGAGGTGAAGGCTGGTGGGTAAGTACGCATCCTCACAGGTCGGCTTCATGCTGCTCGGCGGCTTCACCATGCTGGCGATGACCTCGAAGATCGAGGACGTCGTGGAGCTCAAGCTCGGTGAGGCGTACGTGCTGGGCGACGCCGACGAAGCCTACTGGTCGAGCGGTGCCCGCAAGACGACCGTCACCCAAGAGGGCTACTTCGATGACGCGGTGAACGGCATCCACGAGGCCCTCAAGGACCTCTCGGTCGTCGCCCTGCCGATGTCGATCGCCCCGCACGGCAACGTCAACGGGCGCAAGATCGACATCTACCAGAGCGTGCAGCGCGTCGGCTACGTGCGCCAAGCGACGGTAGGCGACATCACGAAGGCCAACGGCGAGTACGGCATCTACTACGGCAAGGTGGGCGGCTACATCGTCCACGCCCTCGGCAGCGAGGGCGCGGCCGGGAACTCCGACACTCTGGACGTTGACCTCGGCACGCAGCCGATGACGGCGAACGGCGGCGCCATCGTCCTGCATGTCACCGAGCTCTCGGGCTGCACGAACTGCACGATCACCTTGCGCCACTCGTCGGACGGCATCTCCTACACCGACAAGCAGGCGTGCAGCCCCGTCACGCCGGCCAACGTCCCCGCCGACGCCGCCGCGGGCCAGTACGTCACCTTCACCGGGACGCTGAACCGCTACGTCTCGGCGTCGTGGGCCTACACCGGGGCCTCCGGCCCCTCGGTCACGTTCATGCTCGGCGTCTACCCGGCGCCGTAAGAGGAAGGAGCCTTCATGGCAAAGGCAGGCAGCAACGAAGTCGCGTTCGAGATCGACACCGCCGATGGCGGCTCCCTCTCCACGGGCTTCATCCAGTACATCACCAAGATCGGTGACGTCGTCGTCAACCGCGAGGCCGTCGAGGCGACCCCGTTCGGCGTCGTGGACGAGCAGTACATCATCGGGGTGATGAAGAAGCGCGAGCCCCTGGTCATCAGCGGCTTCTACGACGACACCGCCACGACCGGCCCGGACGCCGTGCTCAACATCGGCAAGATCACGCACGCACAGACGCGCTCGACGCTGCTCACCCTGAAGAGCGGCAAGACTGTCACGGGCGAGTGCTGGATCGAGAAGTACACGCGCACCCTCGAGGTCGGCTCGTACCACGGCTACGAGGCCAGCCTGCGCTACACCGGAACCGTCACCGAAGCCTGATTGGAGGACGACAAGTGGGACTTCTCAACCAACGCAAGAGGGTGGACTTGGGCGACGGGGAGTGGGTCGATGTGCGGCCACTCTCCATTGGGGCACTGCGTACGATGCGCCAGAGGGCGGCCTCAATCGAGGTGCCGTATGGGGAGGAGAAGGACGAAGCACAGGGCTTCGAGCTGTCCAAGCTCGCGCTTCAATCGTGCATCGTCGCCTGGAGCGATGAAGCCCCTGTGAACGCCGAGAACATCGACTTGCTGCCGTATGAGCTGATGTTCAAGATCACCGCTGCCATCGGCCTCGGAGCGACGGAGGCCCCAT